CAACAATTAACCTTGATCGCGTTAGCCATATGATCGTAGATCTACGTGAAGATGGTGATCATTTTTGGGGTAAAGCAAAGATTTTAGATACACCAATGGGCAAAATCGTCCAAAATATGATGGAAGGTGGAGCACAACTTGGTGTGTCATCAAGAGGCATGGGTTCGCTTAAAAATGTAGATGGCGTAAACTATGTCCAACCAGATTATTATCTTGCCACAGCGGCAGATATAGTGGCTGATCCTTCAGCTCCAGGCGCATTTGTTCGCGGCATTATGGAAAATAAAGAATGGGTATGGGACAACGGTCTTGTAAAAGAAGCAGATGTCAACGAAATGAAAAATGCCATTGCCAAAGCAAAGCGCAAGCAGCTAGAAGAGATTCAACTGCGTCAATTTGAGAGCTTCCTCTCAAAATTGTAATTTTATAAATAGAAAATAACAAAGGAGTTATACTCATGACAGTTCGCACATTAGCAGAAGCTGCCGCTGAAGTTCTATCAAAATCAAAAACTACAGCCGCACATGAACCAATGCATAAAGGTTTAGAAAAATATTCAGGTATGCCAGGATCACACGTTCATGATCTTGGTGGCGCTACACATGAAAACCCAGAAGGTACTCATGTAGGCGATGCTGCATCTCACTTTGCACATAAAGCAGAAGAACCAGGTGTAAAACCAGCTTCTGACAGTAAAGAAGGCATGAAGCATTTAAAACCACAAGTTCCAAATACAGCAGCACATCCTGCTCACCACTCACCAGAAGAAGAAAATGGTGAACACGTTGATACAGCTGGTCATGAATATACACATCCAACTATTCATGAAAAACATCATATGCACCACCATATGCATACTGAGCATTCAAAAGCATATCATGCTCATATGGAAGCTCATAAGCATCATATGGAAGAAGGTAATATGGAAGAAGCTAAACACCATATGGACGACGCACATCGTTGCGCTACAAAACATTTTGCAGAAACTGGTTATCCAGTACATGACGAAGAATACATGGGCAAACACCCACATGTAAGCCGTCATATGGAAGAATGCTACGGCACTATGGAAGAATCAGTTGAAATGACTGAAGAAGAACTTGCAGAAGCTAAGAAAGCAAAACACGAAATGTGGAAAAAACACATGGAAGAAAAAATGGGCAAAATGAAGAAAGAAGATATGGATGCCCTATTTTCTGGTGAAGATCTTTCAGAAGAATTTAAAACAAAAGCAACAACTATTTTCGAAGCAGCAGTAATTGCACGCGCAGTTGAAGTTGCTGAACAATTAGAAGTTGAAATTCTAGCTGCAGCTGAAGAATCAATTGAAGAAGTTAAAGCAGATCTAGAAGAACAAGTTGACGCATACTTAAACTATATGGTTGAAGAATGGGTTGCTCAAAATGAAGTAGCAATCGAAACTGGCTTAAAAACTGAAATCGCTGAAGAATTTATGGCTGGTTTAAGATCACTTTTCGTGGAACATAATATTGAAGTTCCAGAAGAAAAAGTTGACGTTCTTGAAGCAATGGCAGAAGAAAATGCACAATTAGAAGCTAAGTTAAACGAAGCTCTAAACAAAAACATTGAGCTTGCAAAAGCTATTGTTGAATCAACAAAGTCAGATATTATTAATTCAGTTTGTGAAGGTCTCACCGCCACTCAAGCTGAGAAAGTAAAAGCACTCGCAGAGGGTGTAGAGTTCACCACAGAGGGTGAATACGTGAAGAAGATGGAAATTATTCGCGAAAGCTATATTTCATCTGAACCAACTAAGGTGAAAACTACAACAGCAACTAAACAAGTACAATTAGCAGAAGCTAATGAGCCTGTGGTTACTGAAGAACTATCTCCAGCAATGGATGCATATGTTCGTGCAATTAAACGCACAAATCCAGTGTAATAGAACTCTACAACAATAAGGAAAAAGAAATGTATTTATCAGAATCAATTCAAAAAAAGTGGACTCCAGTATTGGACCACGAAGATATGCCAAAAATCACTGACCCATATCGTCGTGCCGTTACTGCAGTTATCCTAGAAAACCAAGAGAAAGCACTTCGTGAAGAAGCTGGCATTCTTAACGAAACAATTCCACCAAACTCAGCTGGTACAGGCGGTTATGGTACAGCAGCAACAGCTGGTGGTCCAGTTGCTGGTTTCGATCCAATCCTAATCAGCTTGGTTCGTCGTTCATTACCAAACCTAATGGCTTATGACATCTGCGGCGTTCAGCCAATGACAGGTCCAACTGGTTTGATCTTCGCAATGCGTTCAATCTACGCAAATGCTAACTCAAACTTAGCTGTTTATCCAGAAGCTTTATATAACGAAGCAAATACTGCATACTCAGGTAACGGTAAGCATTCAGTATTAAGCACAACTGTAAATCCAGGTGCAAATGCTAACACAGGCAATACACAAAGCTTTGAATTAGCAAATACTGGCTATGGCTTCCCTAACGGTATTGGCGAAGATCTTGGTGGTGGCACAACCATGAACCAAATGGGCTTCTCAATCGAAAAAGTAACTGTTACAGCTAACACACGTGGCTTACAAGCAGCTTACACCATCGAATTGGCACAAGACCTTAAAGCAGTTCATGGCTTAGACGCTGAAACAGAATTAGCAAATATTCTTTCAACAGAAATTCTTGCTGAAATCAATCGTGAAGTTGTTCGTACAATCTACGCAACTTCTGTAATTGGTTCACAATTCTCAGCAGTTCCAGGTCTATTCAACTTAGCAACTTCAGGTGGTGACACCTACGGTCGTTGGCAAGTAGAAACCTATAAAGGGTTGATCTTCCAAATCGAACGTGAAGCTAACAAAATTGCAAAAGACACCCGTAGAGGAAAGGGCAACATGATCATCTGTTCAACAGATGTGGCATCAGCATTAGCAATGTCAGGTCTTCTAGACTATCAATCAGCTCTAACTAACAACACCAACTTAACCGTTGACGATACAGGCAATACTTTTGCTGGTACTCTATTCGGTCGCGTAAAAGTATATGTTGATCCATATTCTGTCGCTGGTGCTGACTACGTTGTAACAGGATACAAGGGTAATGTAG